GATGAGAAGCCTGACGGCCTCGTCTACCTTCTGTTGGTACCAGTCGTCTTCATTCTCGAGGTCGAGCTGGCCTTCGTACGGTTCTTCCAGGTCAGTGGAAACATACCCCAGTACATTGGCCATGACTGTTAGTCCTCTTCTTCCTCGTCCATATCGGCGAGGATGCGTTCCTTCAGTTCAGCCTTGGTGCCGGAGGTGTCGAGACCGCGTTCCTCGGCGAGCTCAACGAGCTCATCTTTCTTGAGGGTGTCGAGGTCTACCACGTCTTCAGTCTCGGGAACTTCTGAGCCTGTTGGAGGCAGTGTGTTGACCGTCGACCACTTGGTCTCGGGGTCATCGTCGTTGCCTTCGGGGTCGGTGAGACGGACGTCTTCCTCTTCCCGATGCTCAGCGTAGACGTGAGGACCAACGAGCTCTTCAGCCCAGTCAGGAACCTCGTCGCCCGGTGCGAACCAAACGCGGTCCGTATGGTTTTTGTGAACTGCGACATAAGCATTGAATACCTTTGCCATGATTCTTTCCTTTCCAAAGAAGAGCGGGGCCCCTGCCGCATACAGGAACCCCGCCCAGCTTAAGTGTCCTAGAAGATGGTGGCCGAGAAGCTCAGCGCAGCGTTGCCCAGGACCGGCATGCCAATGGCATCCGAGATGACTTCGGCGATAACCGGAGGCTGTTCGTTGCGGTACACGCCCGCCACGATCCCGGCCTGCTCGTCGTCAGCAATGCCCCAACCGAGGTCGGTGGCAGTGAGGGTCGTACCCCAGTAGGTGTGGCCCATTGCGTCGGATTCCTCCGGGCGCGGCAGGTACAGAACCTTGTTGGTGGGGATGACCGGAGTGAGGGTGCCCTCGAAGTTGACCCGGCGGTCGAAGATCTGGATTGGAGCCAGGCCTTCGTCTGCGAGGATCGAACCGATTTCACCCTGGGTCATCGGACGGCCCGTGACCGTGTTCTGGAACTGATCGCCCTTGCGGAACGCAGCGTAACCGGCGGTGGACATGAGAGTCACACCCGGGTTCACCGAGTTGGTCGCAAAGTAGACGTCCTGCCACGCGAGCAGGTCATCGATGCGGTCAGCAGCCGGATCAGACCACAGGGTGCTAGCCGTGACGGTGTGGCCTGCAGGGCGACCGAAGTTGTCCGAGATGAGGAAGTTGGACTGGTTCACAGTCGCAACACCGGTATCCAGGACCACACCACGGAGGAGTTCCATGCGGTCGGCGACAGCACGCACAACGCGGTCAGCGGTCTTGAGGATGGAATCGAGCATGGCCTGGTCGCCAGCGTTACGCTGACGCAGTGCACGGTACTCGGAGATGGCGATCTTCTGGCCGATGGCGGGCAGCTCGATGCTGACTCGCTTCCCGGCTTCTTCCTTGCCGTACTCGGGCTCAGCGTCGAACGCACGGAAGCGCGCAGTCGCGGTGAGTCCGAAAGCTCCAACGTCGAAGGAGACGTGGATATCCGGCACGGTTTCGTTGGTGAGCCACCGTTCGAGGGAGCCGCGAGCGGCTTCGTAGGCAGCGAGCGATTCCCGCATGTAACCCGTGAGGGTTGCGGGGTCGATAACGTCGGTCCACAGCGTAGGCATCGGTTATCCCTCCCTTAGATGAAGACGAAGGTCGTGTTCACGCGCTTGGCCGCAGCCGTCGGCGCAACGAACGTGATGGGCAGGTTGGCAACCTTGACTCGACCGTGGTCGAGCAGAGGCACATTCTGGTCCTCGGTAGCCGGGGCAGTAGTGCCCGGGGTGACCCGCAGCGGAATGTCGGTGAGGACAAATCCTGCGAGGATGCCAGCGCCAGTGACGGTGGCTTCTGTTGCATCGTAGGGGACGAGGACGCCGCCTACCTTTGCAACGGGGAGACCCGACGGCAGGTAGCCATTCGGGTAGTGGGTCGCAGCGGTGAACGCGGAGATATCGAGCTTCTCGGTACGGGCGTTACGGATACCGTGACCCGAACCCAACCACGTCATGTCACCGGTTACGATCTCAGACTCTGTACGAAAACGAGGCATGATCTCTAACCTTTCTTGTTCTTGTTGTTGCGCTCTTCAAAGAGAGAGCGTCCGTTTGAAATGCCAGTGGCACCTTCATTGCGTCGGTACCCCTGATGGGTGTCTTCGCGTTTGCGTTGCTGCTTCTTGGTACCCGCATTTGCGGCAAGAGCCTTGACACGCTTCTCGATCTTCTCGGTATCGGGCTCGCCGTCCTTATCAAGGTACTTGAGCGGATCGATATCTTCGAGGAAGACATTGAGGAGCAGCTTATCGAGGCCTTCATCAGCAGCGATGGACTTGAACTCAGCAGAGACGATGCGCGGAGCAGCCTTGCGGCGTTCCTCGACTCGGGCCTGTTCGGCAGCCTGGTCAAGGACCTTCTGCTCGGGCTTCTTGTTGGCTTCTTCGTGGGCACGCCACTTCTCGGCCGCGGCCTTCTGTTCGTCGTAGTCCGCACGCGCGTTAGCAGTTCCCTCATGCTTGCGTGCGTGGTACTTCCAGTAGGCCAACTGCTGGGTTGTATCCATCTCAGCCAGTGGAGTATCCCGCGGGAATCCCAGGTCCTTGTCGGACTTGTTCTTCTCGCTACCTCCACCGCCACTACCTTTATCGTCGTTGTCCCCTTCGAGGAATCGGACGTAGTGTGGAATACGCTTGAACATTGTTTCTCCTGTCGGATGATCCCATGACGGGGATGGCTTCGGTTGGATTATATACTATCCATAACCGAAATCTAATCTTCGGGCTCGTCGCTACCAAATAGGTCAACTTGGTGGACTAGCCCATTTATGATGTGGTCAGCCTTTGAACTCGTGGCGAGTACGTATTCGGCTCGGTCATCATTGGTAGTGTCGGTCATGCATACAACGTATCCAATCGCGACAAAATCTTGCAGGACATATTCTTCGCCGTAGATTTCCTGGGCGTGAGCCTCGAAAGCCTTGCGAAGTGTCTCATAGGTAGGTTTGTCTTCGCCTACACCACTCATCGACGCCTCCGTGTTCGTGTGGCTAGTTCTTGCTCTTTCCGAAGCAGGCGGAGACGGTCTTGCTGCCACACAATGGGTTGTGCGACATCTTCGCCCATCCGTTGCCTAATGAGCAGTCGCTCGAGGCTATCGGTAAGAGATTTGATCTGTGCGTCCACCGAATCACTTCGGGAGATTTTCGTACGCGGATTGCTTGGTGAGGGATGAATGCCCTTTGTCTTCGAGCCTTCCTCAACGAGGTAGGGACCAAGCTCCGAGTTTTGGATGACCTTGAAACGAACGCGAGACAGGCCCTGGGCGGTATTGTCGCCACCCGCAGCCTTATACAGTTCGTTCAGCAGGTCAATGTCTTCTTTGTTGAAGAAGTCGCCCGGATCGTCGTCGCCAACGATGGGCATTACCGTGCAGTGGCAATGGTCGTGCAGAGGCAGCAACTCTTCCTTTGAGTATATTCTCGTGGAAGCAGCGATACACAGACCGCACGATGTGCCCGACTCCGAAAGCTCGGGGTGGATCACGCGTCGATAGCCTGTGACCTTCGGTGTGGCCTTGAAGATGTTGCTGGCGGTGTTGCGCATTGCCAATGCCATATCAAGGTCAGCGAGTTCTTCCACACGCTTGGTGGCAACTTCGATTGCCTTGCCCCGGGGTTGTCCCTGGGATTCAGCGAACCTGAACTGTTCGGCTGGCCTGTTCCATTCGTCGAGAGGGTTGACGAGACGATCCAGTAGCTGGTCGTTCTGTGCGTCAATCTCTTCGTCCGTTGGGAACTGCAGGTCATCGAACTGTTGGTACGCGAAACTCAGGTACGACTTGGTTTGCCTGCGGATTCCGTCGGTAGCGGCGTCAACCATCGTGGCTGAACGAGCGGCTCGTGCCGCAACCAGGTCGCCGTCGTAGTACTTATCGAAGTCTCGCCACAACGCAACGAGCTGTCTGAGAAGTAGTTGGGCGGCGAGGGCAAAACCACGGGCCTGGACGTCCATAATAAGCCGTAGCCTATCGGTGTTGGCCATATCATTCCTCCTCCCCGAACAGCGGAGCCGGGGTCAGGAAGGTGATGAACTCTTGGCCTTCGCTGACTTCGAACACGTCGCCGTCTTTGCCAGGCCAGAGCGTAATCGCCCCTGTGTGGTCGTCTCGGAAAACCTTAGCTACGTAGAGCCATCCGTTGGGTGTTTTCATTTGAGCTTCGCCAAGTCGGTAGTTCCGGGTAGAGAGTTGACCTTGTTCTGGTCCTGGCCCGCGAGCGCCTGCATGAACATGTCGTCCATACGTTCCTTTTCAGCCTGAGCAATTTCATCAGGGCTGAGTTCGAGGAACTTCGACATGACTGTGCGCCACGGAGCACCGGCGGCCATTGCCTGCACAGCAGACACGGCACGTTCGGTGAGTGAGGAACGCCTGGGGCTAGCCCAGATAACCTCAATGTCTTCAATTTCGGCACGTGCGTCGTCACCTTCGGCGGCGAATGCATCAGCCATCATTGCTGCGAGTGGGTGGTCTGCTCGGGAGATGCAGTCATCTACCTTGAACAGCAGCCCTTCTCGCTGCAGAGCAGCACCTTCTGCAGAGCCGTTGGCCGCATCAGGAACAACCGAAAACAGCGGCGTCTGTGAGGACACAGCCAGATGAATAATGTCATCCTTGACTGAGGTGAGGACTGGTCCAAGGTCCGCCTGAGCAGATTCCCAAAACTCAGCAACTTCGGGCAGAAGCCAAATCGCACCAGGGTCAGCCTTGAAGATATCTGAGTAATCAATCTCTTTGCCGTCCTCGTCCGTATTGGGGACACCCTTGACAGCACGCTGACGGAAAGCCTGGAAGGCAATGATGATCATCCGCTGCAAGATGGTGTGGTTGATACGTTCGAGGGTAGCAATGTGCTTCTCGAACTCCCCCATGCCGTTACGGTTCTCGAACTTGTGGATCGGAATCGTCTCGGAGAACAGTTCCTCGGCTTCATCTGCCCACACCCAGGAGGCGGGACGGATTTGCCAGGCCTTTGAAACTGCATTGGTACGGACGCCCGGCAGAATCGAATTGCCGACATGGTATGCGACACGCATGGTCGCCATGTTACCGTCTGTACCGCGTCTGTACAGCACTGCTACATCGCGATTGTGCAAATCGTCGCGATACACCTTGAGCGCAGCGAGTGCGAACCCTGGGCGGTTCGGGTCATCCTCGGTAATGCACTGTGTGGGGTGCTCAGACCGCAGGAGGGCACGGAACGTACCGTTCTCCTCAATCTGTGCGACAGAACCGTACGAAATGCTGAGAGACAGCATCCACTCGAGAATCTCGGCGGAGGTCGTCTTCATGCGGTTATCTTTCCAGATACGCGCAGCCTCAGCATCACCATTGTCGTCGCCCTCGGCTCCCGTACGGAAGGCAAGAGGCGTCATGCGGTACAGGACCGCGTTGACGATGAGTTCGGCGAGGTTCAGACGTGCGAGACGCTGCAGGCGTTCGAACGCTTCCTTGGAAGCATCTGGGTAGGCGAGGGGCGGGTTACCGTCCATCCAGCACTGCAGCTGAGCCAACCTGGGCAGTCTTTGGGCGAGTGCCTGTGAGAGCCGCTTCATCCACCATTCATCGGTGTCTGGCTGTCTCATGGCATCAACAGATAATTGCATGTTGACTCCTAGCGTTTGTCTACGCGTCGTGGTACGAATTGTTGTGCCGGCTTGTCGCCATGGTGCAGGTAAGCAGCTCGAGCCTCAAAGGCAAGAACCGCAGCCATACACGCGTCAATCTTCTTGGGTGACTTCTTCGATTCCTTGCCGATCACGTTGCCGGCAGGTCGTTCCCACACCCGAGCGTTGAGAAAGTGTCGGACCATAACCTTGTGGTTCTGAATCCTAGCGATGCCCGTTTCGTTGCAGATTTCATCGTGGAACCGATCAAGGGCTTGAACCATTTGAGTGTCTCGCTTGGTCCACCATTTGATCGGAGATGATGCCTGGGCAACGACGCACATCTTCTCACCGTATTCAGCATCCCACTTGTCAACGTAGGTTTGCCAGTACGGAGGATCAGCGAAGAAGCCAACCACACGGTAGGTCTTCATCGCCCATGCGACCGCTGCATCTACAGCGACAGGGTCGACTTCCCATTTTATCTCGTTGCCGTCAGAATCCTTAAGAGGAATGTCGGGCTTTTCCCAGATCTTGATTGGGAATACCTCGGCGGTATCGACCACACAGCCGATGAGGGCCGTAGCGTCGTCAGACACAGCGCCATCGAAGCCCAGGGTGATCATTGTCTTTGCTGGAATTGGGAACAGGGGCACGAGCCGCTTACGCAGCTGGGCAACCTCAACCCAAGAGTTCTGCTCGGAAACAATGTCATTCAGGTAATAGCGTCGAGATTCAGCCTCCGTCGTGCGAGGGTCAAAGATCTTACCCATGACACCCTCGACGGAGTTCCATTCCATCGCATCGCCATACGACTCAAGAATTGCCTTCTCGAGAGCTTCATCATCGCCCAGGTCTTCGCATTCACCCCAGCGGTGGTCGTACAGCAGGTTATCAAGCTTGAACGTTGCTTTCTCGCCGCGTTCGACTGCCTGCTTGCTTTCAAGGATCATGCGCGCGAAGCCGAACGTTTGCTCGGCGATTGATTCCTGACCCGGGCTGTACATCGTCGTTGTTTCCAAGGACCATGTCTCAGCGATAGCAGCACGCTTCGGCAGGTTTCGTGAAACAGTCGCGTACATATTCCTGAGGCTTGATGTGGTGTAAAGGTGCGACTCATCGAAGACGGCGAATGTTTCCTTACCACCGTCCTTAGAGGCAGCGCCAGTGGTCGACGGCATAATCTCGCCACCGAATGGCAGTGAGACCTTAGTGTTGCCGACCATCATGCCGTACGCCTTGAGCTGGCTGAGGTAGCCTTCCTCGAGGTTGTACTTGACAATGCCGTAGACGTTGCCGGTCTGATCTTCTTCAGTAGCCATGATGCGGACGTAAGGCACATTCACGGGCTTGCCCATGGGCTCGCCCTTTTTGTAAACGTACTGTTTGCCCAGGAACTCGTATACCTCGCCGCCTTTAGCCCAGCCATCGAAACGGCAGGGGCCTAAAGCTTCAAATAGTACTAATTCACCGGCGAGACCCGATTTGTTAGTTCCCTTGGGTCGTGAGAGGAATGCTGACTGGTGGCAACGGCGGCCCGTTTTCTTCAGCGCGTAGCAGTCGAGGATGAACCCTGTGTACTCATCGGTGTGGACGATATCCTCGCCCTGAACGTCACCAGGACCGTGGACGACGAAAGTTTCAATCCACCACACAGCGAGCCAGCCCAGGGTACGCTTGCGCGTAGCTTCATCCGACTTGACCAGCTCGCGGGGCATTAGCTGCTAAGCCTTTGCCGACGGGCATCGATGGAGGTGACGTTAGCGCCTTCACCCTTACCGACGGAGCCATTCTCGTTGATCTGATCATCAATCTCGAGGTGCAGCCTGAGGCGGTCCTCAGGGGTAGCGCCGAATTTCGCCACACGGAGGCGGACCTCAGAGGCAAAGTCCCAACGGCCGTTTGTCCACATCATGTGGTGCATGAATGCGGTGTCAAGCAGGAACGTCCAGTCAGGTTCGGTCAGCATGCGTGTGGCCTGGGGGCTTGTGCGCCAGGATTCCCACCATTTCTTCGTCATCGGGTGCCAATCGATCTCGTCCCCTTCTCTGTCGAAGAGTACGCCCGTAGGCAATTTCCATCCGTACTTCTTGTTTCCTTTGGGGGACGCGATAAGCACCGTGTCTGGCGTCTTGTTGCGTCGTACGGCTTTCCCAGTCCTTGCCGGACCTTTCCCGCCCATAGTATCCTCCTGTGTCAGGCTAAGCGAAAGCCCGGTGATCGACGTATCGATGCCACCGGGCAACACTATGATTATGCACCACACCCGCGAACTAGTCAAGGCACCTCTCAGGGCTTCAAATCGCCCGCGGGCCCGTGTGGCGCCCTGCCGCATTATATCAGCACGTGTCAACGCGGCAGACAGGGCTTTTCCCTGAACCCGTACAGGATCTAAATTCCT